CGGCCTTGGCGTAGTCGCTGGCGCTCATGGGCTTATCGTACTTAGCCTCGTTGGTGATCTGCTCACTGCCGGGCAGGGCCATTTCCTCAATGTCGCGGATACGCTGCCGCTCCGCATTGGTAGCCCGCAGCGCCGCCGCCTGTTCGATCTGGTCAACCAGCGCGGGGTAAGCACCGCGCAGCTCGTCCACGGTCTTGATCTCGTTTGCCATGTTCGTGTCCTCCTTATGGCTGTTGTTTCCCGGCTTCTCCGCCGGGGTCGATGTATTTACAAAACCGCTGGCGGCGGGGGCTGCTGCCACGCTGTTCTGTACAAATTTGGGTGCCTTATCAAAAGGCAGGTTCATGTTTACGCTGTTCACAAACAGCAGGCCGCCCCGGTTCTCCACAACGGTTTTCTCTCCGTCGTCCACCAGTTCGTCCACAAAGCCGTTGGTCTTAGCCTCCTCGCCCGTCCACCAGCTTGTAGCGTCCATCCACGCGGCAACTTCGTCCTTTTCCCGGCCCGTCTTTTTGGTGTACAGGTTCAGGATGTTTTCGCGTATGGTATTCAGCGCACCAATGTACTGCTGCAAGGTCACGGCGTCGGCAAAATCAAAAATGCCCATCCGTACTGGGTGTATCATGTAGGTGCTGTCATTGGCTGCCACCACCTTGTCGCAGTGGCAGGCAATGATCGTGGCGGCGCTGGCACACAGCCCGTCAATGCGGGCCGTCACCTGCGCGGTGTGCTGTTCCAGCAAATTGCCAATGGTCTGTGCAGCAAACACATCACCGCCGCCGGAATTGATACGCACCGTCAGGCTCGTCAGCGGCCCCAGCGCGTTCAACTCATCGGCAAAGGTCTTGGGGGTCACTTCGTCGCCCCACCAACTGCTGTCCGAAATATCGCCGTACAGCAGCAGTTCCGCGCTACCTGCCGCTTGGTTTCTAAACTGCCAAAACTTCTTAGGCATGGTCATTCCTCCTGTTGCCCGCCGGGCGGCTTGGCCTGCGGGTTTGTGATCTCGTCAACCTCCCGCTTGCGCTTGGCTTCGATCACGCGCTGGCGGATATTGCGGTTGTAGTCGCCGCCGGTCATGGTGGCGGTTTCCTCCTGCGCCGTGCTGAATCCGGCGTCCACACGCTTCACAGCGGCGTCCACCTCCTGCACGGGGTTCAGGTTGGTACGGGCCGGGCCGTTCCACGCGCAGGCGGTGTATGCCTTGCGGATTGCCGGGTCAGCAAAAAAGCCCGGTGCCGCAATGCGGCCCCGCGCCACTGCCTCGGCAAACCATTCCTCGTAGATCGGCTGGCAAAAATCATCGGTGAACCAATCGCGCTGCATACTGCAAGTGCGCCAAAACTCGTTCAGCGCACCACGCGCCGCGCTGTAACTCGTCGTAAACTGCTTAAACAGCACCTCCGGCGGGATTTCCAGCGCCGCGCCGATCTGCCGTATCAGCGCATTGGTAAAGGCGTCATACCCGGTGTTCGGGTGCTTGGGGTCTGCAAACTCCACATCCTCGCCGGGGTTTAGGCTCAATATAGCGCCGGGGCCAAGCTCAATGCTGCTTTGGTCTTGCGCGTCGATCAGCATATCCGGCGGCAGCATTTCGCCAAACGGGCGGGCGTCGCTTGCCACGCCCTGCTTCACAAACACGGTAAACATGGCACTAAGCACCGCCGCCGTGATTTCGGCGTCCGTGTAGCGGCCCAACTGTTTCAGGGCTTCCAGCACCGGGGCCAGCATGGGCACACCGCGCCGCTGTCCGGCCCGCTCCCGGTTCATCACATGAAGTACATTCCGCCGCCCGGTGGTCTTTGTGTAGGCTTCAACCCGCGTCCAGTGCGGCCCGCCGCTGGTGTAGGCGTTGCTTGCCAGCGGGTGGCGGTCACATACCCAGTAGGCTACCACCATGCCGTCGGCGTCCGTTTCCACGCCCTGCACAATGCAATGCACATCATGGCCCTGCACCGTGCAGGGCACCAGCCGGTCAAAGCCGTCCGGGCTGCAAACCCGGTCAGCCTCCACCAACCTCACCCGCAGGCTGTACGGCTGCCCGGTCTGCTCCTTGGTGGGCAGCAGCACAATGGCGTCACCATTCATGGCATAACTCAAAAAAGTTAGCTGTTGCAGTTTGTAAAAGTTGTCCACCCGGTCAGCGTCGCACACCGGCGTGTCCGCCCAAAGGGCAAACTCTCGCACGATCTGCGCTTGCAGTTTTTCGGCGTCCTCCGGGGTCAGCCCCAGAAACTCCGCGTCGATCTGCGGCGCAGGCATAAGTCCGCCTGCAATCACATTCGTGCGCATGGTTTTCAGTGCGGCGCTGGCCGTTGGGATTCCCATGTAGGCGTCGCGGCTGCGCTGGCGCAGTATGTCGATATTGTCCTCAATATCTTCCTTGGCGCTGCCACCGTAAAACTCCCACCCTCGCAAGGATTTCTTGGTCAGGTTTGCCCCGTAGTTACCGTACCCGCTGTCAATGATTTTCAGCGCGGCGCGGGCGGCTGCCCGCTTGGCGGCGTGTACCGGGGCCACGGCGGCCACGGCTCTGTCAAATACATTCACGGTGTCGCCCTCCCTCACACATCACGGGCAACAAAGTGGTACAGGCGGTTGCGTCCGCCGTTCTTTTCCTCGGCCTCCGCCTCGGATAATTTTTGTGCCCAATATTCCATTTCCTCGCGGATTTGTTTCAGGTCTGCCCGCGTCAACATTCTTGTGCCGATTTGATAGCTTTGCCCGGTGGCTACACTTTCCTCCGCCGCAAGCCATGTATTCAATTTCTGCCGGCACATTTCTTTTGAAAAAATAGCCATTAAATACCTCCTGTAATGCGGCGGCGGCCTGCCCGCCGGGGTCTTTGCGCCATGCCCGGCTCCGGCTTTGCCAGCACGGGGTTGGCAATCTCTAAAGCGGCGGTGGCATAATTGCGCAGGTCAAGCGGTTCGTTGCGCTTGTACTTGCTGTCTTTCAGCTCCCACACGGTAACGCTGCGCCCCTTGCGGAACCGCACCACCATCTTCTCACTGGTCAGGCCCTTAAAGTAGGTTTCATCGTACCCGGCTTCTTCGTTCGCGGGGAAGTGGCAGTAGTTCGGTCCCTTGGTGTTGTGGCGCAACCGCTGGTATAACAGCGCCTTGCCCGCGTCCACGCCAATGATGAACAGCGGCGTTTTCACACGGTTGTTGGTGGTGGGGTTGCGGATGTAGGGCACCTCGGCACCGCCCTTGCCCTTGATCGCCCACACGCCGCGCTCGTACCGTTCCTTGGTAAAGCGGTACACTTGGTCGGTGTGGTGGCCGCCGCTGTCAATGCAGCAGCTTATAATGCGCAGCGCGGTTCCGTCCTTTTTGCACCACACGGTCTGCAAAAAAGCGTCCAAGTCCTCCCACACCTGTTCTTTCAGCATATCGCCGTAAATCTTTTGGTATCGGATTCCCCAGCTTTCCTTGCCAACGCCCCAACCCACGATCTCAACCTCAAAGCGGTCATCCTGCACATCCACACCGGCGGTAAGCACAAGCACTTCTTCGGGCACCACCGCGTCGTAAATCTCGCGGCGGTTGAACAGTTCGGTGTCCTCCACCTGTTCGCCCCGTTCCTCCCAAGTTTCACCCAGTTCGGTATTTACCCAAACCTTCATGCCCTCCGGGTTTCCTTGGTCAAGTTGTTCTTTCGCCACTATGAATTTCTGCACGATCTCTTTCCATCCGCAAAAGGTGGAGGCAAGCGTGTTCAGGTGGAACCCCCGCGTTTCTGCGCCGGGGTTTTCCGCCACAAAGCGGCCCTGCTGGCTCTGCTGTTTCCAGCGGTATTCGTTCGCCACGCACCCGCAGCGTTCGCATTTGTAAACGATCTCTTTTTGCAGGTCGTCCGGGTCAAAGATCAGGTTTGCCCACACAAAGGGCTGGTAATGCCCGCACTCTGGGCACGGCACATTCCATTCCTCGCGGGTGGATTGGTTGTACTCGGTTTCAATGCGGCTGTGCCCCTTGATAACCGGGGTCGATACCATAACCGTTTTCTTATCCCAAAATGTTGTTTGGCGCTTTTGGGCAAGGCTCAACGGGTCGCCCTCGGTTCCGGCGCTGCCGGGGTAGCGGTCTACCTCGTCGGCCAGCAGCACTTTAATAGGGCGGCTGGCAAGGCCGGTGGCGCTGTTCGCGCCCACTATGGTGATGTGCCCGCCGGGGAAATTCTTTTTCAAGATCGTGTTCCCGGCGTATCGGCTTTTCACATCCACCAGCCCGCGCAGTACCGGCGTGTCGCGTATCATCGGGGCCAAGCGGTCTTTGCTGAATGTCTGCCCCATGTCCAAGGTGGGCTGCATAACCAAGATGGGCGCTGGGGCGTATGCCATAAAATAGCCAATGATATTCAACAGCAGTTCGGTCTTGCCCAACTGCGCCGCGCACATAATAACCACCCGCCGTATGTGCGCATCACCTATGGCGTCCATGATCTCACGCTGGTATGGGGCCTTGTCGGTGTGCCACCGCCCCGGCTCGGCGCTGCTCTCCGCGCTCAACATACGGTAGCGGTCAGCCCATTGGGATAGTGTCAGTTCCGGGGGCGGTTTCAGCGTCGCCACACACCGCGCCAGCATTTCCATTGTCGCCTGCGGTATTTCCAGCAGCTTTTGCTTTTTTGCTACCCCACAGTCTGTCGTACTCCTTTCGCCTTCAATCCGGGAAAAAGCACAGGCCTCTTTCGTCGCCTGTCCAAATTCTCCACACGCACCCCGCGCAGGGGTCTTTATTCTTCTTGTGTCCTTTCATCGGTGGTGTCCTCCACGGCAAAGGCCACGCGGTAGTCGCTCAATTCTTCCAGCGTTTCGTCGATGGCCTTTTTCAGTTCGTCAAAAATGGCGGCTTGGTTCCCGTCCATAGCCGCCAGCGTAGGCGATAGCTTGGCGGGCATAGCCAAAAACCGGCTGCGGATATTCAGGCACATAGTCTGTATGCCTTTTTCAATATCCTGCGTACTGTGCAAATCGCCCCGGCGCAGGTCGTTGTCCATTTCCGCCGCTTTCCGCTTTTCGGCGGTCAGCTTCATGCGCTCGGTGTTCAGGCTCTCTTTTCCCGCTCCACCCAAATACTTGATATACCGGGCCACGGTGGGTTGCAGCTCATACAGGCCCGGCCTCGCCTCCACGATCACGCCCTCGTCGCGTAACTGCCGCACCCGGCGTTCGGTCAGGCATAACCACTGGGCAATAACCTTGCTGGTGTACAGTGTCATTCCTCCGTGACCTCCTCCAAAGGCGCGTCAAGATCATCTGCCGCCGTCCCGTCGGGGTCGGGCACATCCACCGCGCCGGTGGCTCTCATGCGCAAAATTTCAAGCCGCTGCTTTTCCAGCGCCATGCGCCTGTCGCTCTCCTCCAAGGCCCGCAGGCTGTCCGCAATCTTGGCAATGCGGCCCTGCACCTTGTATAGCGCTTCCTGCAATTTCAGCACCCGGCTAAAGGCGCTGTCCTTGCTGTACATACCCATGGTTTGGTTGGCACCGTCTTTTTTGTCCTTGCCCCGCCCGCCGGGGGTGCGCATATCCAAAAGGCTGCTCACAAACAGTGCGTCCTCCGGCTGGCTCTCATACTCGGCAATTTTTGCCAGTATCTTGTGTTCGCGGAACTTCAAAATCTTCATTTCATGTTCCAGCGCCTCACGCCCGCCCAGCGGCACACTCTCGGTGATCTTCAATTCTTCGGCAGAAAGCATATCAAAAAAGACGGTGCTGTACGCTCCGTCTTTCTCTGCGTTCTTATTTCCGGGCGGCGCACCGTCGTGGCTGCCCGCCGCGTTGCGCTTGCCCTTGCTGTTTTGGTTGCCCGGCTGCCCGCCGCGCTTTTTCTTGGGTAACGCTTCTTCCCACTTGTCCGCCGCTTTCCAGTTGCGCAGGGTTTGGTAACTCACACCCAGCTCCCCGGCCAGCGCCCGCAGGCTTACTTCCTCGCCTTTTTTCTTCTTGGCGATATATTCAGCCTTGGCGGTGTCGCGCTTCTCGCTCCGCTTCGGCATTCTACACCTCCAAAAAGTAAAGCCCGCCCCGCCGGGCAGGCCCAAAACAAAAGGCCCGCAGCGTTCCCGCCACGAGCCTTTATATTTTCATGCTATCAATATACCACAGAAAACCTGTCAAAGTTGCTAACTTTCAAAAAAATTTTTCTGTGCCGGGTTCTTAGTAGATCACCGTCAAGTCCTCCGCGTTAAAGAACCCCCTGCCATTTGCCCCAAGAACATCTACTTGGTTTGTTTCTCTGTCTATGCCACCCCAGTTTGTAGCGCCGAATATCATTACCACTTCACCGTCCGCCGCATTGTATTTTTTCCCGTCGCGGTCTACCGGGTAGTAGTCGCTGCGCTGGTGGTACACGGCAAGGCACGGGTTTCCAGCCCCTACATCGTTTGCGTTTGTAGCCTCCCAATACGGTTCCGTTACAAAGTCCGTCACGGAAATATAAAATTGTTCTCCATTGTCCACCCGCTCCACCAAAAGAAATCCATGATAGCAACAAACCCCGCTTTGCCAGTCCGTCAACTCCTGCCCGATCACAGTGACCGGCGTTTTATGTTCCACCGTTCCAACCGGGTTAAAAAACTGCTTGTCTTTTTCGTAGGTAGTTGCATACCACGGTGCTGCAAGCCAGTTGTTTTCATAAGGGCTGTCTTTCGTCGAGTACGCATAGGAGTGTGTAACTGCAACATAGCCACTCATGCCAACATACTGTTCCTTTGTCGGGTGCGCCTCCCACTGGCCGCTGTGCCCACGGTTAAATGCGCTTAATTGCAGCGGCTCTCCCTGCTGCTCTCCGCACCGGGCGCAGGTATAGGGTGCCTCCAATGTCGGTGCAATCCAGTCATGCCCCAGCGGTTCCGTGTGGAAATTCACTCTGCCACAAAGCACACACTTTTCCCGCTCCGTGCAGGTAGCCTCACTCCACACATGATCTTCTGATTTCTTTCCCTCCGTTTTACCGCAAACCGTGCAGGTCTTTGGGGCAAGGCAGGTGGCCTCCTGCCAAGTATGGCCCAGCGGTTCGCCGTCCGTTTCACCGCAGGTCTTGCACACACGCGGCGTTTCGCAGGTCGCCGCCTCCCATTCGTGTTCGTGGCTGCTTGCCGCGCTGGCGCTGCACCCGGCCACCGTCAGCCCCAGCGCCACCGCCAGCACCGCAACCAGCCATTGCCGCCCGCTTCTCCATTCCTGCTGTTTTCTCATATTGCCCGGCCTCCGCTTCATCTGTAAATCATTTTCACTTTTTTCTATGCTTTTTTATGTTTTGTAAATCTTTATTACAAGATTAAGCGTAAAAAATGCTATTGTCAAGTAAAGCGAGGTGAAAAGGTTTGAAGATTTACACATACGAGGGCAAGGCCAATATCTCCGGCGATAGAATCCACCAAGCCCGCACCGCGCAGCGCCTCTCGCAAGACGCACTTGCCGCCAAGCTCCAAGTGGCCGGTCTTGGCATAGGGCGCGAGGCGATCAGCCGCATAGAAACCGGCCTGCGCTTTGTAACCGATTATGAACTTGTCATATTTGCCCGCGTTCTCGGCGTGACCATTGAATGGCTCACCGGCGATATGCGGGATTGAAAAAGGCTTGCACAAACCTGTGCTTGCCTTTATTTTTTTGCCCCCCCCACCGCGCCGCGCCGGGCAGCACCACCCCGGCTTTCCCGTTCCTGCACCG